CAGTAGCAGCAAGTGATTTGATAAAAACTACTGCTCAGTTGCCCACTGATATTACATTAATTACAGGTAAGATTAAAGATTTAAGCGCATCTGCTTTATCGTCAGTATCTTCTCTAGGGCAAGCAGACGCATCAAAAATTATTTCTAATGTAGGAAACAAAATTACAAGTCTTACATCTGGGCTACCAACTGATCCTACCGCAATAGCAGCAAAGTTTGGAATTAATCCTAGTCAACTATCGGGACTAGGTGGAAATCTACAGAGTAAGGTATTGTCTCAGCTTGAGACATTGTCTAAGAATATTCCAGAAGATACTGATCTCTCAATAGCAACAGCAAAAGGGCTATCTTTAAATTATGTTCCCAGTGATAAAATAAAAAATATTCCTGCTACTACATCTTACCTAATTGCGCCTAAGCCAGAACTTGATCAGAAGTTCTTAGCAGAGATAACTAAAACAGGAGGACCTCAAGCATTGGCAAATGCGTTTGGTGTGTCTGATGTTAAGAATATCAGTGCTAATTTACTACCGACGGAATCGGTAACGTCGTTATTGACACAGGTTAGTAGCGGAATAAAAAACCCGTTATCGAGTCTGTCGGGCAATTTAAATTTACCTGATGTCTCGGCATTAGGGAGTAAATTAACTGGAGCGAAAGATTTATTAAATTCAGTATCTCCCAAGTTGGGGTCTGTAGAATCAAATCTTACATCAATAGCATCTAAAGTAGGAAACGCAGGCGCAGAAATTAGGAGTCTTTCTAATTCTGTTTCGAGTAAGTTTGGTAGTATTACTGCTGGAACTAGCCCTCTAGACAAATTATTTAACGGATAAAGTTACCAATGCCAATTGAACAACGAGCCCGAGGTAAATTACCTTCCCCAGGTCCATATATCGCAGAAATCACTAACCATCTTGACCCTAGTTATATGGGCAGTCTTGAAGTTGCCTTGATCAAAGGCGTAGTTAACAACATCAATAATCAGAGTGAAACTTATATCGTTAGATATCTGAGTCCTTTCTATGGTGTTACTAGTTTACGTTTTGAAGGCACAAACAGCGGTGATTTTAACGATGTACAAAAGAGCTACGGCATGTGGATGGTGCCACCTGACGTTGGTACTCGCATAATGGTTATCTTCATCGACGGCGATCCTAATCAAGGTTATTGGTTTGGATGTGTGCAGGACATGTATCAAAATCATATGGTTCCGGGTATTGCGGCCAGTAAACAAACTGTTTTAACAAAAGAACAACAACGAAAGTACGGAACAGATGTATTACCTGTTGCGGAATTCAATAAAAAAACGCAAGGTTTAGAAAATCCTAATCCTAATAAAATAGGAAAACCAGTACATCCATTTGCTGATAGACTGCTCGCTCAGGGACTATTATTAGACAGCACTAGAGGAGTTACTAGTAGTGGAGCACGTCGTGAAGTACCGAGTCAAGTATTTGGCATTAGTACCCCTGGACCATTAGATACTAGTCCGGGGGCTAAACGTGGGCAAGTTGGATATGCAGAAAAAAGATCAGCGCCAGTTAGCCGATTAGGTGGCAGTACATTTGTTATGGATGACGGTGATGTTAACGGTCAGAACGAACTGGTTAGAATTCGTACTAGAACAGGGCATCAGATACTTTTACATAACAGCCAAGATTTAATTTACATTGCTAATAGCAAGGGCACGGCCTGGATAGAACTTACCAGTAATGGAAAGATTGATATCTATGCTCGTGATAGTGTCAGTATTCATACCGAGCAAGATTTTAATTTTAGAGCAGATAGGGATATTAATTTAGAAGCAGGTAGAAATATCAATATTCGTACGTTAGGTAATATGGAAACTAACGTCGCAGGTCACTATTTTTTAATTGTTGACGACAATGCTAAAATAGCCATTAGAAAAGATAAAGAAGAAACTGTTGGGGAAGACTGTAAATTAAGTGTTGGGCAAGATATGCACTTACTTACTACTAATAATACTATGTTGTCCACCGGCAAACAATTTAATATAGCAGCACGCGGCCAACTTAGAGAAACTGCATCTGAAGTGCATATGAACGGACCAGCAGCAGCTTCAGCCGAAGCTGCTACTTTGCCGCCGCTACTCTCTACGTACACTCTTCCAAATCGTGCTTCAGACGCAGGATGGGCTAGTGGCAATTTCTTCAAAGCACCAGATATCAAAAGTATTATGCAACGGGTCCCTACTCATGAACCGTGGGACCAGCACGAAAACGTTAATCCCGCAAAGTTTAGTCCTCCAGCTACTGCTCAAAATTTACAGAGTAGGGCTAGTAGCGGTGTAGCTGATAATCCGGCCGTTGGTATTCAAACTCCTGCTAATTCTCCTTCAATTATTCCTGGCACCTGTGATCCTAAGTTTGCTAAGGATATTAATTCTAGTGCTGCTCAGGCAGGCATTGCCGCAATTAAAAAAGCCTGCAAAGACTTGGGTTTAACCAGTCCTTACGCTGTAGCATCTTTATTAGGGATAGCAGGCGGAGAAAGTCGTTGGAGAGTTGTTACGGAAAACTTTAACTATCAAACAGCCAGACTACTACAGGTGTTTCCTAGTGTGTTTAAAGGCAATCAAGAGCTAGCCCAGAAATATGCCGGCAACCCTAATAACAGTTTACCAGAATTCTTATATGGTTATACTACTGCCAAAGGCAAGGGACTGGGTAATATCTTACCAGGCGATGGCGGCAAGTTCATCGGAAGAGGATACATTCAGATCACGGGACGAGCAAATTATTCTAGATACAGTCAACAAATGTTTGCTAAAGGTAGAGTAAGCTCGGCTACCTCATTCATAGACAATCCAGAATTGTTGAATGATCCTAAAATTGCCGCCGAAGTTGGCGTACTTTATATGTTAGATCGAGTAAAATTAGGACAGACTGATCCTGGCTATTTTGAATCAGCATATAAGGCCGTCGGCTTCGGTACTCCTGACATTTATCAGACTAAGAAGGGCTTTTATGAGTGCTTTTATGCTCAATTGAGCAGTGGCATTGTAGGTACAGGTACGGGCGGAATCCTTACAGATAGTCAGGGCAATCCTGTCAGAACTGGCTCAAGTGGGGGGTAATAAATAGAGTATGCCTTACAAAAATATAGAAATTAACAGTCCTGAATCGGTCTACAATCAGCCCGAAAAATCTAGCCATTTTTATACAGGATTTAGTTCCGTTGATCCTACGAACGCTGGCTCAAGACTTTACGATTTTTCTCTAGTCAAACAAGACATTCTTAATCACTTTAACACCCGCAAAGGCGAGCGAGTTATGAATCCTAATTTTGGAAGCATAATCTGGGATCTGTTAATGGAACCATTAACAGACGAAACCAGGGATGCATTGAATCAAGACATTGTAGAAATTTGTAATGCTGACCCAAGAGTGGTGCCTACGCAATTAGATTTAACTGAGTATGAAAACGGTTACGTTCTAGATGTAACTTTGGTATTAAAAGGTACTGACCAATCAGCCAACATGCGATTAACATTCGATCAATCAATTGGGTTGACAGTACAATAATATACCAACTTTATTTTTACAATAAATATGGTATAAAAGAAAAATTATGATTCCATCCACAAATTCTAAACTGCTAGTCGCCGAAGATTGGAAAAAAGTCTACCAAAGTTTTCGCAATGCTGACTTTAAAAGCTACGACTTTGAAACACTTCGCCGCACAATGATCCAGTATCTTCAGGAAAATTACCCTGAAGATTTTAACGATTTTATTGAGAGCAGTGAATATGTTGCTCTAATCGACCTTATTGCTTACCTAGGACAGAACCTAAGTTTCCGAGTTGACTTAAATGCCCGCGAAAACTTCTTAGAAACTGCCCAACGTCGTGATAGCATTTTAAGACTTGCTCAATTAATCAGTTACGTTCCTAAACGTAATACTCCTGCTAGCGGATTTTTAAAAATTACAGCTATCTCTACAACTGATAATGTAATTGATGCCAGTGGTATTAACCTGTCAAACACTACAATCGGATGGAACGATAGTACAAATCCTAATTGGTATCAACAGTTTATCACAGTGTTAAATTCCACGATGATAGGTTCTAGTATATTTGGTAAACCATTTGATAGATCGACTATTGATGGAATTTTAACAGAACAATATAGACTCAGTAGTTCAAACACTGATGTGCCGGTATATAGTTTCTTGAAGAATATTAACGGTACAAATATGAATTTTGAAGTTACTTCTTCTAGCTTCAGTGGAAGTACATCGATATATGAAGATCCACCACGTCCTGCTAATACATTCTCGTTGATCTATAAAAATGATAGTCAGGGCGCAGGTAGTGCTAACACAGGATTCTTTGCTCAAGTTCGTCAAGGGTCTTTGGGTCTAGCTAGTTTTAACGTTGATAATCCTGTTCCCAACGAAATTGTTGGGGTTAACACACCTAACATTAATGACACTGATGTATGGCTATGGCAGCTGGACGGTAATGGAAATTATGCTACTCTTTGGTCAAAGGTTCCTTCTGTAACTGGTAGCAACGTTATCTATAATAGTTTGGATAAAAATGAACGTAACATCTACAGTGTTACGTCGAGAGATAGGGACCAGATTGATCTAAACTTTGCCGATGGCGCCTTTGGTAACTTACCTAAGGGACGATTTAGACTAATTTATCGTCAGAGTAATGGTCTCGGTTATAGCATCAAACCAGAGCAAATGAGTGGAGTGATTGTTAATATTCCTTATTCAAACAAAGGCGGACAACAGCATACTCTAGCAATCACGCTAAGTTTACAATATACAGTTAATAACAGTTCTGGTCCTGAAACTAACGCCAGTATTCAGAATAAAGCTCCTCAGGCTTATTACACACAGAATCGAATGGTTACTGCTGAAGATTATAATATCACCCCGTTGACTTTGGGTAACGATATCCTTAAAGTAAAGAGTGTCGCTCGAGTAACCAGCGGACTGAGTAAGTATTTTGAGTTAAGTGATGTTAGCGGCAAGTACAGTCAGACAAATATATTTGCTAATGATGGATTGGTGTATAAAGACACATACGAAGAAAATTTTGAATTTGACTTTACTAGTCGAAATGAAATTTATTCTGTTATTAAACAACGTTTAGCACCTGTTGTTGCGTCTACCGCAATGAGATCGTTCTATTTTGACAAATACGAAAGACCTCAGTTTGCTGAATTAAACGTAGAGTGGAATTTAGTTAACAAGGTATCTAGTGAATCGAGGGGATATTTTTCATCTATCGTTACTGGATCACCACTTAACGTTGGAATTTTTACTACTGACAATTTAAAGTATGTAACTCCCGGTGCGTTGATCAAATTTATAGACCCTTCTAACAACGTAATTTGGACCAAAGTTGTTAACGTAATCGGTGACGGTTCTAATTCTGGTCTAGGTACATTAGACGACGGTACTGGTCCTATTATTGTTAGCGATATTATTCCTAATGGATCTGTACCTCAAGAAATTATTCCTAAGTTCATTAATGTGTATTCGTATGCGTTTGAAACTGAACTAGTTAACCTTTGTTTAAATCAAAGAAACTTTGGATTAAGTTTTAACAAAACTTCAA